ACAGCACAAGCAATTTGAAATATAGAGCCGACAGGGGGCTTGTGGTGGCGATGATGAGCCTTGACAAAAGCCTTAGCATCCTTCTGTTTTATTGGCACTAAGTGCATTGCATACTCTTAAACTTAATGTCCTGTATTTCAGGACGTTTCTCGCGGAATCTTTCTGCTTCAACTGCGGCCTCTACGCGCGAAGCAGAAGGAAAATCCCCAACGTGACCACCTGTAACGAATAAAAGGCGGTCTGTGTGTCGCTCATTAGTGTATCCGTTGGGCATTTTATAATCAGAGGTGTATCTCCAAAATGCCTTAAATAAGCCGTTTTTGTGTTCCTCGATTTCTATTATATTCATTCCTTTGCTTTCTAAATAAAGGGCGGTGAAGTTTCGCCACCACCCTCGATTAAGCGTAGACACCCGTTTCTGTTCTTTCGATACTGACGCCGGGGATTTCGATTTGAGGCTCTTTGTCTTCATTCTTTGGGGCTGCGGTTATCGCCTTTTGTAGTTTGGCCCGGATAGCCCCCTCATTGAATACGAGATATTCGTCGGGGATTTTCCACACATCAATAATTACAGGTTTCCACGATACCCGGTAATTGGTTACGTCCACCATTTCGATAGGAGCTGGTTTTTCGATTACAGGTTCGGGACCAGGAACTTCGTGGCCTACCTTGGCGTGTTTTGTTTCAAGGGCTTCGCGTTCCCGCCGTTTTGCGGCGTTCTCGGCTTCTATCTTGGCAATAGCTTGCTGTTTCTCAGCTCGCCATTCTCTCTTTTTGAGGTCTAAACTACGCTTCGCTTCCTCTACCGGCGCGAGCATATCGACCTTTAACTCTCTTATCTGTCGCAATGCTTCATTTTGCTTTGCCTCAATGGGAGCGAATCGGTTTTTGATAATCTTGATTATGGCAGTGAGCTTTCTCATTACCGTATCGGCGCGGTCGTTATCTCTTGAACACGTTACTTTGAATCTATTTGCCTCGCCGATTGTCCCGTTTCTTTCCTGTTCGAGCTTTCTTACTATCTGGACGTCTACTGTCTGGGGGATTTTTTCCTTGGGAATCATCTTTTTTCCTTTCAAATTGTTGTCCGTAAAAATTTTTAAGTTCATCAATGGCGCTCATCGTGCCATCGGCTATTAGTTCGTTCTTGACTTCCTCCTTTAGCTGCTCTCTGGCGTTCTTTGTATCTTCGGGGTCCTTCCAGGTGGCCCCGAAAGTAGTTAAGAGAAATTGTTTAAGAGCGCGTGTGCCTGCTGTGTTGGCTGACCAATCGAGATTTCTGCCCATCCCTGAGCCGAAACCTACCAGCCGGGCCCCTGTCTCCAAATCCTCAATGCAGAATGTTCCTAACAATAAGGGCATATTCCCGACTGCGATTGCTTTGGGTTGTATGTGCTCATCCACATAGGGCCGAAAGATGAGTTTTTCCCGGGCGCATTGGTCAAGGTAGATTTCAAAGACGTACTGCGCCTCGGTGAACCTGAACATGACTTCCTTCGTATCCGGGTCAATACATTCTCCGGTCGGCTCTATCTGGGGCACACGCGCTCTTATGCGACTAATCTTTTTGAGTAACAATAATTTCGGATTGATTTTACGCTTTGGTGGTTTCGATTTTGGTTTGCTCTTGGCTGTTTTCTTGGCTTTTTTCTTTGCCATAATATCCCTTCTTTCTGAGGTGTTCTTGGTATTTACTGCCTTCAAAATTTACTATCTCGTATTTGATTCCTCTCCTTCTCTGCGCCTCGCGCATTATCTGTAGCTTCTTTTCGTGCAGACCTACGGGACCTTTGGGTTTACGCTTTGATGGTTTTGATTTTGTTTTGCTCTTGGCTGTTTTCTTGGCTTTTTTCTTGGCTGTTTTCTTGGCTTTTTTCTTTGCTGTTTTCTTTTTCATAATCTCTCCAGTTTGAATCCGTTTTTGAGTTGTGTTCGTTTGAGCTTGCGGTTTTGTCCAGGGCGCATATTTCGACAAAGCACAGGGTTGGTTCGCTTAAAGCCTTTCCAGCAATATTCAGTTTTAAGCGGGACGCCATCTTCATAAAACCACAAACAACATTCGTTATTGCTTAATTTGCGATACAACTCAACTATCTGTGTCTTTGCCATATCAGTCCTTCCTTAACGAGTAGCGACATACTACTTTTCCGTTTTTAAGCTGAACTCTTGGACGATTGAATGTGTGTCCTTCATTTTCTAAATCACTGATGCAGCGACCAAGTTGAGTAATTCCAAATTTCAGATACGCCTCAAAAGACGTTAGATTTCCACCTTTGCGGAAAAATCGCAAAAGACGCTTGGTTTGAGTCTCTTTGATTTCACTCAATAGCATCTGTTCCATTGTTATCCTTTAGGGCTTGCTCAAAATTTCGCCACATTCTAATATGGCAGATTCCCAACCCCACAAATAAGCAAGCTCTGGTTTCGTTAAGTCTATCTTCGTAATTTCGATTTTGTCCGGTTCAAATTTAGGAGCGTCTATTCCTACACAAATTTTTTTGATTTTCTCTTTCAGACGCTTGTTCTCGTCTTGGAGTTTGGCGTGATTTTTCTCAATTTCAGCATAAGCATCTATATCAACAAAAGCGTCAATTTCATTTTTCACTTGATAAGTTTTTTTTCGCCAAAATATTTCTAACATTACTCATATCTCCTTTAGGGCTTGCTCAATCTTCTCCCAGCCACATTTACAACGATATTTTGTGCCCCATTGCCTTGAGCATCCTTGCCCGTGACGACCAAATTCTATAAGTTCTTCTTTCAGCCATTTGTTCTCGGCTTGTAGCACAAACAATTCTTTCCTGTTGTCTTGAAGGTCAGCGATTGCATCGGCTAATATTTCAAGGTTTGTACGTTCACCTTCTGTTCCTCCACCATACCATTCTTTTATAGGCTCGATTATTTTATCTATTTCGCTCATTACTCATATCTCCCTTTTGAAGTTGTACCACTTCTTAACATATACACCTTTTTTGCCACTTACTCTAAATTGTGTACCAAAACCAATACCTTCAAAATATTTGACCTCTTGGATTGTATAAATACCGTTGGGTAATAAACGATTGGCAAGGCCAGTCTGTACCTTTGCGCTTATGAGATACTTTTCGCCGACTTTCAGAGGATACATCTCGTTGTGAAGATGCTCCTCGCGGCGTCGGGACTGTTTGATTTTTCCGGCAAAGCCCCGCCATAAAGAACCTCGATTCATCATTCCTGTCGTCTCGCTTGGGTTCATTCCGCCTCCTTGTCGTGGATGTTGCCGATGATTTCTGTATTTCGCCTGCCCAAAGGAACAATCTCGCCAATATTTGTAACAATTTTGCCTGGTTCGTATTTGCTCTTTTTTATTATTCTCCAAAAGAACCCCGCCCATTCCTGAACCCAGATAATTTCATATACTCCACCATCTTCAGATTTCTCTATGTCAGAAGCGTATCTCTCCTTGTCGTTCTTGTCCTTGAGGTCTATACTCTGGCCTACTGTTTCGGGGTCTAAAATACCTTCATCAACTTTAATCCAAAAACTCCAGAGAACCATTTCATAAGGATTTGATTCATCTGGATTTGGACATCCGTAATACCATTCATTCGTTGCCCTATTGAGTGCTCTGAATTTTATCTCTCTGCTCATTTCAGTAGCTCCGGGTTGTCGTGGACTGTGCCGATTTTATTGAAAATATGAAGAAATGGAGTCAGGCATTCACAAGTAAGGCATAATTTGCCGTGAATTGATTTCAACCAAAAACTTCCTTGCTTAAATATTATTTTATAAGTTCTTTCCTTTTTTGGAATATATCGTCTTGTATCTTTAACAATATCATTCTCCCACCAGTCCAGGTCTTTGCCGTTCTTGTCCTTGAGGCCTGTTTGCTGGCCTACTGTTTCGGGGATGACTTCAAAGCAAAGATGCGTCCAACATCTATCGTTGGATTCGTCCGTCCACCGCTTATCCCGCTCTTGGATAAATGCTTTCAATGGCTGTTTTTCGTGGATGGCTTCCCGTGCATTATGAATAATCAGGTTGCCATATACCCTCTCGCCGTTATCAATTCTTTCGCCTCTGTATGGTCTCATTTTACTATTATCCTTTCGATATAAAGCCCACCCACCAAAAGCAAAGTTAGTGATGTAACAGGCTCGGCTTTTGCGTATTGCAGGAAACATATAGCCGCAGCAGCGAACACCGCAAAACAGGTGAGTATTGTTAGTGCCTTACGCATAATCCTATCCTTTCAAAAAAGGCGCCCAGCCCGAAGGCTGGGAACCTTTCGGAGGAGGGTGATGAAAAGCTATTTAGGTACAACTTCAATGTAAGCATCGTAAACATACACACCTTTAGCTCTGTCTGCTTCGTGATGGCAAAGAGTTATGTCTTTATCATTGGTAATAGTTGAGGTTTTTATTGAATAACCATCCCTTGAAATATACTGGGCGATGGCCTCTATGATTTCCTTTTCGTCTAAATGGATTTTTGTACCCATCGTTTGATTCCTTTCTAAAGCTATGTAGAGCTATTGGGCTTCACCTTAAATTCGCCACAACAATCATCTTCTCGTACATCCCCGTTGTATCTTCGGGATTTGCGGTTTTTGCACCAACCCAATAACAACCATTTCTCTCTTTTCCCGGCACATCCCCACCACTCACACTTATCGCATCTGTCTTTAGCCATCTTGCTTCTCCTCGGAGAGGGCTTGCTCTGGTAAAACTATTGGCTTCCAGTATTCAACCTCGGAACCTTCATCTAAAAATATCTCTGCCATAGTCATAACTCGCGGTATCTCCGAATCACATTCCAACGCAAACACTTTTTTGTCCCAATCTATATCGTTAGGTGGGTCATCTGTTAGTATCCAAGGATTGTGGGCTTTGCAGCGGCGGATGATTTCGTCAAATACTTCTACGGACATTTGATGGCTACAATAATCATCTGTTATTGTTCGTACACCCAGGATACTTTGTACTGTAAGTTTTTCAGGCAGGTCTTTGGCCATTGGGCTTCTCCTCGGCTTGTTTTTTCCTTTTTTTGAGTACCATATCTCTACAAAGGATGTCTATGCCACAAGCCGTATTTAATCGCTCGCCGCCAACATTATTTAGCCACTTAATATGGTCTTCGAGTTGTTGGTTTTTTTTATACAGTTCGTTGAGATTTTGCCAGGCAACTCTCATAATATAAGCATAATCACCAAGCTCTTCGACCTTGACTTCTTTGGCATATTCTTTGTCAGCGGCAACAAAAGGGCAATCGGGAGGTTCTTTGTGCAGAGACTTCAAATCCCGAAACGGATAAGGGTCTGTATCCGGCCATCCCTCTGGATTTTTCCTGCGCTCTTCAGTCATCTTGCTTCTCCTCGGAGAGGGCTTCTTGCTTGTCCTCTACTTTCTCCGTTGGTTTCAGGATAAGCGGTTGCATATCGTATGCACATTTATCAAAGCATTGCCAGCATACTTTTAGTGGCCCAAATTTTACTGTTGCAGGATTTTGGCAATCCTTTACAGGGCAAATTTCGTCTTCTTTAGCCATAATCATTACTCCTCAACACCAATCTGGGCGGCCTCTTTTTAGGTCGTGATATTCTTTGCGAGAAATGCCCTTGGCAACAATTCCTTTTTTTGTAATTTCCGTTACCTGAAAATGGCATTTCTTAACCTTGAAAATTTGGCCTTCGCATATTGTTTTTGAAAGCTGCCAAGGCCGCAAATTCCCAACTTCTGTTTCAGATAACTGTGTAAATGTTCCGTCTCTTTCTTGCATCGTTCATCCTTTCTATAAGTATAATTCCTTGGGGCATCCTTTCGAGCATTGCCCCGTACTCGTCGTCCTTGCCTATTTGCCACGGTGAAACAAATCATCTGTCGTCATTCCTTGACGCCTTGGCGCCGGTTGCTGGTCTTCTTCTGCCGGTCGCATATTATCGAAGGCAGCTTGAAGTAACCATTTTGTGTCGCCAACGGCTCCACGTCCCATCTGACAGCCCGACAAAACAAAAATAAACAGGGCGGCCAGCCACGCCATTACCAAACACAACACATACTTTGCCTTTCTTTCTCTGCTCATTTTTCTCCTTTCAATAAATTCCACTGTTCGCTAAACGTATCGCAATCTGTGCCAAATCTTTTGGGTTTGCACCTTCTTGGGGAAGTATTCGGAAAGCATCGGCAATAATGGAAGTCGCCTGGATGCCGTTCATTTTATACTCCCGCCTTAACATCTTCTTGATTTCTATTATGATTTTTCTCATAATGCTTTCTCCTAAAAAGGTAAAGGTTCTTTAGGTTTTATGGGCATTTCGATACGATGAAATTTTTGTGCCGTTAGCCCTCCCATTCCAAATTCTTCCACATCGCCTGTTTCGAGATTTTTTAGCCTGCACGAAGGCTGAGTGAAATACCACTCAACTTTCCATATATCTTCGCCAGTTGTTGTGAAAAAACGGTTTGTTATCAAATCAATACCAATCATAATTCACTCCCTAAAAATGGGCGGCTTCGCTCACTCCCGCGCACCTTTTCTCGGTTGGGAGGCCCCACCGCCCTGCGCTTAAGATTCACTTGTCAAAGTTGTGTCTGCTTCTCTTGCCAAAGTTTGGCCGTCTCCTTTGCCGTTAAGCCTTTTTTGATTTGTTTGCCGAAAAATCGTTGATATTTTGTGAGTGGCTTTTTCGTCTTTTTCTGTCGAATTAACTTTGTGAGCAATTCGTTCTGTTGCTCCAACCGCCACAAAACAGCTATTAAAACCTGTTGGCTTAATCTGCTCTCGTCAGACCACCGGCTTTTCAATGCTCTATGTTCTCTAATTGCTATTTTTGATAAAATCATTTTTTCTCCTTTCAAAAGGGAGAGAGGCGGGCAGGATTGATTTCTCAAGAGCCTACCTTTGGCGAGAACGGGCGGGATTTGAACCCAGCTTGCCTATTCGCACCGCAGCGAGGCAAGCCTGCTGCGACCTTCGGCTTTTCAGGCCGACGCCCTACCTGACTGGGCTACCGTCCCCGCCGCCGCCTCTCATATTCACTTTTCAAACTGTCGAGCCCATAATAGCGGGGGCTGGATTCGAACCAGCGATTTCCAGGTTATGGGCCTGACGAGATACCACTTCTCTACCCCGCAGTATTCACTTGTCAAAATATGCCCGCTACTCTCCCGGGCTGGTCACGCCTGATAGTTTCCCTCAGTTGACGTTTCTGAGCTTCGTGAGCCGCTTTCGCGGTTTGCTCTCGTATTCACTTTTCAATAAGAAAAAATAATTTGTTAAATTAGGCGATAAAATCCCTGTCGCGTAAAGCTGGCATCCCAATCGCGGGACCACACAGCTACCGACATAGATTCTGTACCATTCTGCTGGTAAAAGGCGTCAATATCGCCATTGTAAGCCGAATAATGGGCCATTCCACGATTGCAGTAACGGAGAAAATATACCTTCATCTTATGACCCCCGATTTCTTAGGTTGTACCGACGTATTAGATGGTTGAGCCTTTGCTATGGTTGCTCTGGCTATTTTGCAATCAGAGCAATTACATCCCTTGCAAATCATACTTTCCAATTTTACCAGCAAATCATCGCGTTGCCTAACCAATTCACTAATGCGATTCATAGCTTCTAACTTGGATGTTATGTCTTGTTCAGCCACTATATCACCTACTCAAGTTCTGTGATAGCTTCATCGCATTGTTTCTCGCGTTGTTCGTAACCATCGAGAATTTGTTGGCGGGTTTGGCCGGATTGCCCATACTCTTGATTCATTTCTTCGGGCGTGCAATTTCTAAAAGCCAATTTTGCTCGATAAAAGTCATCGCATCGGCGTTGGTTGATACAGTCAATAACGAATTTCTTTGTTTCTGTTCTCATCTTATCACCTCAAAAAAAAGTAGGGCAAAGCTCTGAACGACTATCAGGGAGAAAGAAGTGCAAAAACTTTGCCCTACAAAAAAACTGATTGCGCGAAATCCTCTACTCGATTGATTCATCTGAATAGCCCTGATAGTCTTCATATTCATATTATCGACAACTTATTGTGATTGGTCAAGAACAAAATAAAAAAAATGAGTGTTTGGACAGATGGTTTTTAGGACAAAGTCAAGAGGGGGAAAATGCCCCGAAAGCAAGGTTGAATCGGGGCATTTGAAAGAGGTTTTATGCCATTGTTACGATACCGAGCTGTTTGGCGGCGGCGGTTTCAAATTCGTCCCGGTACGTTTTCGAGTAGGTAAGTTCTGAAAATCTCTTGCCGCTGCCCAGCTTCAGTAAGGTTTTCTTGCGCTCATCATAAGACCTTATGGCGAAAAGTGTCTGAAATTCTACCCTCAAATCCGGCCAGTTGTTTTCCTTTTCGGTGAACCCGCATAAAATCTCATAGGTTCTCTTGGCGCAGGCCAAAGCCCTTCGCCGGTTGTCTATTACTATGCCGGTCCGCAAATCCGTCCATTCGGCACTGACTACATCAGGAATAACGCCCATTTCGGCGTGGCCTATCGGCGGCTGGGGATTGCCGAGATACCACCAGGGGAAACATTCGTTTTCTTTTTCAAGCCAGCCGGTGAATCCCTGATGTGAATAGGTATCCTGGAAAGAGTGGAGCGCAATTCCCAATTCAAAGAAGTCCCCCGCCTCATCTATTAGCATCCTGGCTAACCGAGAATCGGGCGTTACAACACAAGTCTTTTCGAGATTGTCGCCCGGCAAGAAATGGAATGGGACCAAGACCGTCCGCTGGATTTGACGGTCAGCCCAATTGCCCAATATGCCGGATTGGGTCTGGATGCCGTGTAGCCTGGCCTTCTTTAGTTCGTCTGTGTACTGATTAGCCCAGGCCACTATCAGCGGTTCTTCTATTCCGGCCTTGCAGGCCAGAACATCGGTAACGTGAAAGTGGAAGTCCTTTTGCATTACGCCAACAATGGCTCTTTTAATTTAGCAATAACATCAGCGGCATTTGCGACTTGGATGTCGCCGGTAAACATACGACCGGCAACGGTCGTTACCGCATCTGCAACTTGATTCCGCTTGCTCTCATCGCTTATGGCATTGAGAATTTGCAGAATCAACGGCCACAAAGCCACAATCAAATTCACAATTTCAATCCAGTTCATTTCAGGTCTCCTTTCAAAAACATATTTTCGATTCGTTCAACGCGACTTCGAACGTCATTAAGAGTTTGGTTGATGTGTTTCAGTTCGTTCCCACGTATAGCGTAACCACTTACGATATTGTAGATTAGTCCAGCCAAGCTGATAGCCATAATTACCCAAAGTCTTAGGTCACCTTTTTGTTTGCGCATTGATTTCTCCTAACCGTTCTTGCGCGACTTTTACAGCGTCTGAACGGTACTGTTTGTCGGGGATTTTAATTCTATCGACTTTCGCATATAACTGTTTTTCCAAAGTGTTAAGATCATCCGCTTTGGCGGTTACTTCACACACCACGCCATCGACACCAGCGGTTACCATTTTGCCGTCGTATTTTGCATCGAGCAAAAATACGTCTTTGAGCGACTTTACCCCTATGGGCCTGCCCGCAGTTGCATCGACATCGTTGGGATAGGGGGGTATTGAAAGTCTGACCGCCCCACAATACTGTCGTGAAGGTTTTATTTTCGGAATCTTACCACGCGCCAACTTGGAGAGAAACGAACCAAACTCGCCAAATTCAGATAATGCGGCGTAAATGGCGTTATATCCGAACCGTGAAGTAAACTCCAAAAAGTACGGCCCCTCTTTGGTAACGATGCAATTGACATCGAGCGGCCCGGAGTATTTTTTCCGTTTCAAGAATTTCTCAAGTTTTGCAAGGGTCTGAAAATATATCTTTGGTTTACCCTTATGGAACCATACGACACTCGTCATGCAGCCGGTGTTCGGGCCTTTGTCGCCGTCCATAAACCTTTTCGTCTCGATGGTCGAGTTTATGCTGTTAGGAACAAGCTCGCCGTTGACATACCACGCCTCGGTCGAGATTTCCGTCCCTTCAATTTTCTCCTGCAAAATGAACTTCTTAGGTTTGTAATGCTCAAGAATACCAACCATATCGTCCGCGCCTTCGGAAACGTAGGTGAGCATAGGGCTTTTATTGTCAAGCGGTTTGAAGACCCATATTTTCTTACTGTTTTTTACGAAATCGACCGCCTTCTCGTAAGAGCTGAAAGGCTTGTATTCGGGAACCTTAATTCTGGCGGCCTCTGCGGTTTGAATACCGAACACTCTGTCGAGTTCCAGTTTGTCGTTAATCCCGCCCCCGCCATAGACGGCAATGCCGGATTTCTTGAGCTTATCGGCCAAAAAACCGAGACCGACCATATCGAAGAAAACAATATCGCTTTTCTTTAGGTCCTGGGCGTAAGTCTGAACCTGGGGCAGTATGCCCCTGTAAGTGGGCTTGGCCTTCTTCTCCTGCACCCAGAACGATACATCGTGGCCTTCCTGCCATATCCGGTACAAGAGACCTATACCGTCTGCGTGTTTTGATATTAGCCTAAATCTCATTTGACAACTCTCATCTTATCTATTAGATTGTAAAGGGAAGGGTTGCGGCGGGGCGTGGTCTGAATGACCCGCCTATACTAAACGCTGGTCTGGAAGCGGGGTTGCGATTCCGTTGCAGGTTCGACTCCTGCCTGCCCTTTTTTCTTATTAGCCTAAATCTCATTTTTTCCTTGACAATTTATATCAGTACCTTATAATCATACGGAAGGCATGGAGGCCGGGAGATTCGGGATGAAACAACCTAAAACCGATAGCCTGTTCTGGAACATAGTCGCCATTATTCTATTGGTATTAACCTGCATTTTTGCCTACTCTATGAGGGATTACTTATGAAAAATTCAAAACTTAAAAAACTATGGGACAAGTTAACATACTCAGAAACATTTTTGGGCCTAAGTGGCTGTTTTTGCATTCTCGTTTTTATAGCCATTCTCGTTCTCATTTTTAGTGATAAAGCAGATGAGATTATTGAATATATTTTTGCAGCAGGATTTTTCTTCATAATGGGCACTGTTTTTGGTCTCCACAGAGCCAAAATTCAAGACATCAAAAGCAAGAGAAAAGAAAAACATATTTCCGATTGACCTATTATTTCCTGAGCATCTTCTTTTCTCGCTCTAAACGAGTTTTGCGTTTGCCTTCCTGCTTTTTGCCAGTTCTTTTCTCAAGATATTCTTGACCGCCTTTTGTTGACCAAACTCCCGTGAAGATTGCACGGGCTAAATCCTGCGGGTCTTTCATCTTAAATAATAATTTACCTCGCCTGTCATAAACACCGCCCTGAGAATAGGTGATAATGCCATCAACTAACCTTGCCCATTGAACGCCTGCGGGTACAAGAAAAAGACCGGGTCCATATTTTATAAGTTCATTCCGCAGTTTTCGCCAACTACCCGTTTCAAGAACATCATCAATACCTTTAGCTAATCTTGATGCGGTCTCTACAGGTGATAATAATCCCGAACCGCCAGGCAACCATTCCTTTGTGAAATGTTTGTATATTGGACTAAGCCATAATTCAGAAAATGGCATTGGCACTAATCTTAACCAACTCCACTTTCTTCCACGAATTGACGCCTCTATCTGGTTCATTACGGCCATAGCAGCTAAATAGCGAACCAACGACCAGATTGCATACATCTTACTGTCCGGCGGTGTTCCCGTTCTACCAGCCCATTCTCTAAGGGTGTTCATAGTTTCATAGCAGTATGTCTGGTAGGGTGTTACTGTTTTGACAGTCAGGTTCGTTAAAAAGAGGGGCTTGTCCTCATCGTTGTACATAGATTGAGTTTTAGCACCGCCGTCTGAGGCATAGTTCTTTAGGGCTTCACCTGTCAAACCCCGTTTCTTACCGTGTAAATGTGCAGCTCTAATCGAAGTCCCTGTCAGAAGTTTTTCCATTTCCTCTAAGAATAAAGTTGTCAGGTCTCTTGCAATCTCCCCTTTTGTCCTGCGAATCTTGACCTCTTCCCCGATAAGGTTCTTCGCATCCTGTCTTGTGACTTTCCCCTGCTTGGCGGACTTGACTATGAAAGAATAATAATCCTCTGCGGCCTGTCTTCTTACGCTTGGCTTCAACCATTGGTAAAATCCCCTGGTTATATTTACCGAACCATACCTGCCAATAGTCATAGCAAAAGACTTTATTTGTGTTCCCAATGTCCAACCCACATTCAAAGGGAACACGGCCAGGTTTCTTACCTGATTCCACTTCATCATGCCCTTTCTTGCTTTGGGTGTTTCTCCCAACATCAGGGCACGGTCGATGGATGGCATAATCCCGGCGTAAGCCTGCGAAGTCCAATCCGCCAGGTATCTTGCAGGTTTTTCATATCCCATCGCTTCAAGTTGCTGAATGAAAGCCTTGTTGTTCTGGATTATTGACGTATTAAAAATGTCCTTAGCCGCCGTTGATAGATACCTGCCAGCCAATTCTGTTGCCGACTTGATTCTATCCTCATACCGGATACCGGCCTTCCTTGCCATTTCACGAGGATTAAAGGGTTTGTTTGGTCTTATGTAATCGGGGATGGGGGCTTTTTTACCAAAGACATCCTCAGCGGTTTTACCCGTCATCGTTATTTGTTCCCAAATAGTAGCATCCCTCAAAATTTGTGGTGAGTAATTTCGGTGATAGGGGATTTCTTTCTGGTCTCGCATCCTGCGAGCGATGTTCTGCTCGTCATGTGATTCATCATACCATTTACGAAGTGCTACAGCCTGATTGACAACATCCGGTGTCACGCCCATTGCCTTAATAGTTTTCGCACTCAATACGTCTTTTATCGGTTTATCCCTATCGGCTTTTGCTATTTTCTCCAGAACAAGATTGATTTGCGTGTCCTTTTTGCTTCCTTTTTTCACCGTAAGTATCTTTTTAAGTTGAACGGCCTTTTCCTTTATGTATCTGTCTTTCTGCATGTGTATTTCACGGGTCGGCCATAGAATGTGCTGTTCCGCCATCCCTGCCTGGCCTGGCATTTTTTTCTTTTCCTTAACCGATAAAGCTCCGTCAATCTGCTGTATTGAGCGAGTAACGTCCTGCGCCCGGGGGTAGATGTCTTGGAACTTTTTATATTTCGCAAATTCAACAGGGACGTAAGTACCGGCCTTTCTTACCGCAACCGAGACCTTGCCGCCTTTGGTCATTCGCAGGGCAATGCCTTCCTTTTCAGCCGTTTCAAATAAGACCTTTCGCAATTGCCGGATTTTTGTATTCGCTTCCTTGGCTGTGATTGTACCGGCTAATCTCTTTCCGTTTAAGACCTGCATCTGCTTTTGGATTTTTCTTATCTGCGAAGTCTCTGGTAATTGCCGGGTCTGAAAATAATCAATGTGCTTATTAAATGAACTACTTTCAGTTTCTGATACAGGTTCAATCTCAATCTCTCCCATCTCGCCTTTCGTAATAGCCTCATCAATCTTGGCCTGTGTATAAAATTTGCCGGGTTCGATTTCAAACTCTTTCTCTTTCGCTGGGGGTTTAGCCTCTGGCTCTACTGCTGGGGCTTTCAGGGCTTCGCCGCTGACTCTTTCCCAACTACTACCTTCAATAAGTCGTCTTACAGTCGCTCTGGCCATTCCAGCATACTCAACGCCTTTGGCATCAGTAAATTTCAAAGTATTTCCTTGTATCGCATTTATTGTTACAGGGTCAGCCATATTTGACTGCCCTTTTGTGTTTACGACATCGCCAACCTTAAATTCGTCTTTGGCTGATATTTTCTTTTTCCCTACTTTCGCTTTGGTCTTAGCCTCTGGCTCTACGGCTGGCTCTATCTTGGGGGCTGGCTTGGAGGGGGGCTGCCCGCTCGGAGTAACAGATATTAGAAATTTTGTGACCTCCTCGTTTGATAATCCTAATTCCTTACCTGCTTTAATTAGCATCGAGTTAATTCTTCCACCAGCTAATAAAGCAAAGCCAGGTCCTTTTTCTGGTAAAGATGCGACAATTTCGTCTCTGAATGATTCCAAAAGTTCTATTCGTTCTTCTTTAGGTAGCTTTTTCATCTCCTGAGTAACTTCTGTGACAACCACTTCCCCCTCTACGGCTGGCTCGGCGGGGGTTATTCCTAATTCTTCTTGTATAGCAGCATCCATTTCATTGAAGTATCTTTCAGCTTCTGGCGATTCGGGCGTTTTGAATACTTTGCCTGTTGTCAAGTCCCCCTCGCTCTCAGACATCCTATCAACTAATTGCTCTAATTCAAACTGGCCTCTTTCTATTCCTTGCTCTGCATAAGTACGAATAACTTTTGGTAGAAACGGCAATGCGTGGGAACGCCCACCAAGGTCTATAGCTATTTTTTCATAATCTACTTCCCCCTCTACGGGGCTTATTTCTGGCTTTTGGGCTATCTTGGGTGCTTCTGGGGGCTTTCGCGTCTCTGTGGGCGGCTGTGGCTCTTCTACCCCCCTCTCTGCGGCTGTTTTAGCCGTTTCCTCGGTTATCGCTTTTCTTAAACCAGATACAAAAGCATCTTCATCTCCAAACAAAATGGCTTCCGTAAATGTCCCTGTTGACTGAATTTGTCTTTTAATTCGGTCGTATTCAAGATATAACTCTTCATTAGATACAATTCTTCCTTTGTCTCCAAATAAAGTTCTATCATATAATAATCGTATTCGTTGCTTGGTTTTTTTAGGTAATGCCTCCCATTTCGATTCAATATTTGAAGTTGTACCATCTTTCTGTTGTTCTATATGAATCAGTTCTTCTTTTATAGCATTATCAATCCATTCGTTCTGTGCTTCTTGGATTTCCACATCTGTGGCATTTGGATTTTCTTGCCTTACCCTTTCTTGGACTTCATTCAACCGAGATTTTAACTGTTTTTTGTTGATATGTAGAGTTGGTTGAATCATACCTTTAGCTGGGCCACTTTGGACTTGTGTGTAGGTTAAGCCTGTTGCATCTCCTTCTTTAACTATTAGACCCGGAACTTTCAGACTTATCTCGTCAACAAATCTTGTGACTGCTATTTCTGTCTTTGACGGCTGTACGGCAGGCACAGGGGGCTTCTCGACCCTCTCTGCGGCTGTTTTAGCCGTTTCTATTGCCTTGGCTTCGGTGGCTTTTCCCGCGTCAATCTCAAGTTTCTTTCGGGCCACTCTCAAAGCCGCTTCTGGACTGAGATTCAGGCTTTTCTCAAGCTCTTTGGCTAACTGTTGGGCTTTTTGCTCTGTTACCTTGGCGCGATACTCCTCGATTCCTTTCTCGCGAATGGCCTTCCGCTTCTCTCCTGACGGTTGTTGTGGTTCAGGAGTGATTTTAGGGGCTAACGGTTTGGCCATAGCCTTGCCCGCCACATATCTTGCCATACCCGGGACGGATAATACCGCAGTTTCGATAATGATATTACGAGGCTGTAAGTCCTGCAAAATACCGGCTTTTAATCTTTCGTCCCATTTCGCATCGGGACCGGCACCAAAATCTTCTGTGCCCGCGATGGAGTGCATAATAGTAGCAATTCTCTCTTCGCCGATTTCGGCCAATAAACCACTATAGCCCGCTCTTGTTGAAATTCTGTTGAGAAAATCTTTTGTCGATTTGACAACTTTTAACTCCTCTGCGACTTTTCCTAAACTTGTTATGAACTTCTTGCCAAAGGGCAATTTTTTCCATACGGGAGCGAGCAATCGCTTTGCACCTTTGACTAAAAATTCTCCCGTTAGTTCGGAGAAGTTTTCAATATAGACCGAACCGTAAGCCTTTGCCATAGAGACAGAGGGTTTTTCTTTAGGCCGGTCAATTCGGGATTTCCCATAAGTTTCGTTAAAACGGTGCGGCATCAAGCCTGTAGCTACGGCTGCTCTTGTAGCGATGCGTGGTAAAGCCTTTTTGAATCCAGTAGCGATTCCGCCGGTCGCATAGATTTCGGCCATCCAGGAAGGTAACTCGGCAACACCTTGCGCTATATGGGCGGGAATGGTAAATCCTCTACGCTGTTCTTCTTCTTTTCTCTTTTCATATTGACTGACAAAAGCCTTATCCTGCTCAAGACTTCTGCGGGGACGCACCATCGTATATCCGCCCATCGGGGTCATCTCATAACGTGGCTCATAAGGGTACTTGCCTTCTTTGAGGCGTTTTTGGGCCTGTAAATATCCTGCTTCTTCAGCTCCTCTATACGGACTGAACGGCGCACGTTTCAGCGCACCGATAGCACCTTCCCTCTTAAAAGATTCAATCACACCAATCGGTTTTTCTTTCTGTTCTATTCCGGGAGAAATGGCCAGTTTGCTCGGCACATTCGGCTCAAAATCGGCAGGGGGCATCCGCAGAAAGTCTGGTTCGGTTTCTTTGAGTGCTTCAGTTATCGGGGTAGGGGCGGGTCCGAGGTCGATAAGTTCTTTTTTTTTAACCGGCCCTAAATCCACTAAAGGCATTACTTAACTCCCATAATTCTGCCGTTTTTGATGATTGTCCACATTTGATGCTCCTCGCTCCATTCGGCATCGGGGTATTCTTTTGGTTGTGGTGGGCGTGTTTTGCTTTCGACAGGGCCTTCGGCTGGGCCTGCGACTTGGGGCTGAACACCCTTTTTGCGGACCCCTGTACGAGCTGGTTTATCCCTTGCCAACCAGTCGATACCTAACCTGCTGCGTTTTTCGGCTGGTATCTCATATTCTTCAAAACCAGCCGTTCCAATAGCTTTTTGGCGCAAAGGTTCGGTTATTGCGTCAATTATCGGCTGCTCAAGTGTTTCTTGGGGGATACCTTCTGCGGCCTTAGTGGTTTTCGCGAGCTCCTCTAAAACTTTACGCCCACTATCCGGCGGCATAGGTATCTCTTTTATCGTTTCGCCGGTATAAGGGTCGATTAGCAGGGCTTTATCACCGGCCATAACGATTTTGCCCTGAACCGGCTGTTCCTTCTGTTTTTGCATACCTTTAGCGATATTTCCAAACATCTCTCCGACGGCCTGGGCGATAAGGCGATTGCTTTCATTCTCCTTACTGCTTAAATCTATAACGCCGCCACCCCTGCCTATAGGTATTCGTGGCTGATAAATTGGTGTTCGTATCATAATGTAATCTCCTTTTTATTCCTTAGGCTTACTGCCGAAGTAACTACCCGCAGCAGAGGAACCAGCCAGTAAAACCATACCCAAATCTGTTAAACCGCCGCCGGTTTTAACGGCAGTTGGTTGATAAGTAGCTAATCCGGTCGCCGTATCGAGTGCAATTCCCAAATCGCCCAAAGCCCTTATCCATTCCTGATAATCGGCGTCCATCTCCGCCTGCTCTATTAGTCTGGGAAGTTCGCCATATTGCTGACTTGCGGCGACCCTCTGTAATTGGGCCTCTTCTCCATACTGGGTCAAACCGAGGGCTTGTGGTACGGCGCCGAGCCTGCGTTCTCTTTCGCTTTCGGCCAATTGGCCCATAACCATAGCCATGTCGCCCATTGCCGACTCCTCAAGCTCGCCTTCCGTTGCAATTCTTCCGCCGCCGAAAAACTTATCTCCCGCAGAAGCGCGGGCGGCTAATCGGTCTTTGGACTCCTCAAGCTCGCGCATAACTCCTGTTCTATAGGCTTTGTAATATTCGCTTTCGGCAGGGTCGTATTCTCCGGTTAGGGTCTTCATAATCTCATCGACCGCGCTTTTATACATCGTTCCTTCTGTTGGAAGCGGCTGGCCGAGATAATCCTCCAAACCCTGTAATCCCGTCTCTTCAAATTCGCTCAAAGCAGCTACCAGAGGCCCCTGGTATTCCGTGCCTGCAAGTTTGAGGCGTTCTAAAGCCCCCGGCTCCGCCGTCGTCGCCAAATTCTTGCGCATCGTCGCAGCACCAGGGAATGATTCAGGCGCCTGTTTAATTTTTTCTTTGGTGGTAAAAATTGACATCGTACTATCCTCTTAAAAATTGATGAAAAATTTCTATTGTGCCTCTAATATCATGACCTTTTTTTTCCGGCTCTATGGCTTTTAGTATGTAAAGCGAAGAGCCTTTTTGTTGTTCAAATATCAAAGTATAATCATCATCAATATCTGCGATTCTCTGTTTTAATTGTTTAATAGTATCCATTTCAGTTGCCTCAAAATACGGTTATCGTTAATGCGACATTGGCCGCATCGCATTTCAAATATATCGTTGTTGTCGTCCAGGTAGTTCCCGAATCGTACACAGAACACGCCGCATCGCTTTTGGTTACGATGAATCCTGCCGGAGTTCGGCCAAGATGGTGAGTAAAAGAAAACTCTACATTTGCCGTACCGGAATCCGCGACAGTTAGAGACCCCGATTGATTAAACGGAATATCGGCGATTTTGCGAAAAGTAGCGTCAAGAAAAGCCGTTATCTTCTCCGCCCATTCCCTTGTAGAGGCAATATCCTTTATCTTCGATACCGCCGGTATCAGTTGTGTTCTCAAAAATTTAGGCATCGTCGAGCGTCCCATATACTTCTGCCGTAGCCGTAGCCGCACCCGTTGAGGCAGTTGCCACGTCCATTTGGAAAATCTCCCCGGCGGTATATTGAACTATTGCAAGCGCGGGCGTCGCGTACGGAATGGGTCGAAGAATAACGGCTTCCCCAGCGGCGTCGATATTTGTCAGCGTTTGGCTGGGAAGGAAATCCGTGAGAGCGCCGACCTGGCCAAATGTCAGGACACAGCCCGCCAAGGAAGCTGAAACATTCCTTATTATAATAAAGTGTGGAATGAATACTTTGCCTACGGGCACGGTATAAAGCGTGGTAACCGTTTCCGTTTGCATATTTATTGAGTCTACACTGCCCAATAAAGTTGGTGAGTTGTGACTCTGGATACTTGGATTGTTAATCGCCATAATAAATCTCCTAATATGTGGCTGGATTAGATACTACATGGTTCTCATTGCAAACCACTTGGTTTTCGTTACAGACAACGTAAACGTGGTTGCCGTTCGCATCGTGCTCGACCTCAAGATGAGCATTTAATTCAGTACCCCACGTTCCGGTACTTCCGCCTTGTGCTGGTTTTGTAGCCATTACAATCTACCTCCGGCGGGCTGCCAATAGAGGTTTGCCCGCGAAAATTCAAAATGTTGGCCTGAACTATTGTTCCTGAACCGAAAACGAACCATATTGCAATTCAATCTAAAGAATAATCTCTGTACCGATTCAAGGTCGTTGTTGGCGGAAAGCGAACCTATAGAAGTCCAGCTCCCGCCCTTGTCTGTTGAATAGTGGACGTCGAGACCCTGACCTGTGTAATATATGTCAATCCTGAAAAGAAACATCCGTTCCATCAATTGAGTAAGGTTGAAGTCTTTGGTCGAAAACCAGGCGTCTATCGCCGTGCCGTCCTCGTTATTAACAGAGCGGGAATATTCGTATATGTTACCGGCATTGTCGCCGAATAAGTTAGTCGGTGCAGTCTGCAAGGTCGTTCTATCGTCCCATCTCCACGTCTGCTCGTCCCAGGTCCCTACAAGGTCGTCCCACTTTTTCGTACTCTCAAGCTCATAATATCCGTACATCGTGAGAAAATCGTTATACGAATGTCGCGTCCATTTATTAAGGTCATAATTGAAACACCAGGCTATGTCGGGATAAGTCGAAGGGCCGACGCCTGAAATGTGCGATTTATCTGTTGAAGGCACAAAAAGCCAGTATTCCTTCTGTTCTTCAATCACTACCCCGAAACATCGGGCCATCTCTTCCGGGTTCAACGTGGCAAATAATCGTCTTTGTATCGGCGTTCCTATCGGCTCGTAATCTATTCCGTTAAAAACATACACATCGTCCCAGCCGAGAAAAATAATCTCATCGCCCAGAGATTCAATTGTTCTACCAGCCGGGCTGCCCGTGCCTGACACTTTTCGGTCAAATTGAAAAATGTCCGTGTCGCCGGTCGCATAACCCACCCAAATACTTCGCTCCTTAAAAATGACGAGGTAATCGCCCTTAAACTTTATGGCCCCGACAACCCAGTCGGCCCCGGGCAAATCCTGATAACTTGCGTTGCCGTTTATAAAATCTTCCGGGTCTGCCGTATCCGACCATCTGACCCTTTGAGGATACCTGTTGCCGTTCTCGGTTACGTCCAGGAGCAATAGATGGTCTTTGAACTCGATTACGTGCTTCGAGAGCAAAGTTACCACCCCGGTCGGATAATCACTGATAAGGTTGGAAATTGCGCCTGTCCCGGTAAACTTTTTTATTGGGTCTACCCCGTTGGTCATAATCCACCAGGGGTCGGTCTCCGTACTTTTACGAATATAATCATAACTAAACAGGTCACTATCCGTTCCCGTAAAAGGATTTCCGGCATTGGCCCCGTAAGCCTCTGCTCCATAAAGTCCTGCACCGTATAAGCCCTCCGCATCGCTTATCGAATCCCACACTTCCGAAGCGGGTATCCACTGGTAAATCTGGTTCTCCGTCATTACGATAAGCCAACTATTGCCGTCAAACTTATAAAACTGGTCCATACCAAGGACCGCTCCGTCCAACGGCAAATTGCTTCCCATAGTCGCATAGCCGTAGCGTTTCTTTATCAGACCGTCCTCGAAAAAGACGTTCTGGCAGTCGCTCATCTCAAGTTCTGAAATAAGGTCGGCGGGCAAATCGTATCGAAGCCCGCCGCGAGGCGCTAATAATGGTTTTATCTGTATCTGTTGCATATTACTACTACTTAGGCCGTATAATCTATCTTTATTCTGTACGCCTGACCCTGAACAGTTGAACCCAGACTTGTTAATACAATATTAGTTGCATCATACCGAATGGTGAACGTCTGGGTTGTGCTGCTGGTACTTCTATATTCAGCAACGGAATACTTACTGATGCCGCTGTCATAAATTATCACGGAGACATGAAGAATTTTGCTTACGGTAACGCCATGAGCTACGGCTGTTTCACTGTCAGCATCGGTTGTACCCGTAAGGTATTTCGTGTAAACCTTTGTCTTTGTGCCATCGACATCGCATTGGTTGTACCCGCCCTCGGCATCGTGCATCACATCCGCCCCTAAGTGTTCATTGTCGATTGAAGCAGCAGCGTAATGTTCCGAATCTATCGAATCATCAGCTATCTTTGTCCCATCGACACAATCGGCAGCCAAATGTTCGTTGTCTATCGAGGCCGCAGCATATTGGGCGCTATCAACAGAATCATTAGCCAAAACCGCACCATTCAACTTGCCGCCAGTTGTTAGTTGTATCTCGTCCCCATCCTCATCGTGCCAGAACAACTCACACTTACCACTTACCGCTTTGCAATAAAGCCTTCCATAAGCCGCAGAAGGCTGAGCTACGCTTGATTGCTCGTAAAATTGCATATATTGAAAATGCTGAGCTAAGGAGTTCTCTCCGGCTATAAAACCGTAAAGCATATCCTTTAGCCGGTCGGACATCTCAACTTTTAGATTTCTAATTGAGTCATCACCGGCACTTGCATTGTCCTTACCATCCGGCGCTGATTCGTTCCAATCTCTTGTAAAAGCCATTTTATTCTCCTTTTAGGCTGTGTACCATTCGGTTCCCTGTAGGAACCCTTTGTACGGGTCGCCGCCGCCGATAGATTGCGCCGGGTCGGGGAAAAAGCCTTCTTCCTGGCCTGAAAGCTGCAAGTCGGTATCTTCCTCTATCATCTGTAAGAATATGTCCTGCGCCATCTGCTTCCATTTCGCAAATTCGTCCCAGTCTTTAGCGAATTGATAGCCACTTGCGGTTATCCCATATTCCAAAATGAGAGGATGATTGTTGGTCAAGACGTTATTGTCAGCCGCCGCCAAGTCAGCCAGATAGCCGAAAAACTCGAAGTTCATCGTCCAGCCCGTATCCGCGTTGTAGCTGTGGTCGGGTATTTTGTAGAGCCATATCCTGTCCTGGTCTACATCGTAGTATTGGGGGATTCCTTTGCCCGTCTCTTTGACTAAAATATTCTTGTCTTCGAGAATCTGCTTATGAAGTTTAATAAGCGGCACACGATAGCTCTGAGAATTGATGAGTTCCAGACTAATATCCCGTTTGAACCGTCGAATAGTTGCACCGCTAATAACTTCTTTCCAGGTAGTACCTGATGCTTCTGCTGTGGGGACGGTGTATTTCTGGGTCTCATCGGCAGTCGAGCGGGTCACTTCCTGCTTCATAAATGCGAAGTTGTGCGCCCGGCAAAGTTGCCTTTGCAGGTCGTTTGCATAGCGGGCAAGAACCGTTGTTGTCAGCTCGTTCGCGTGAAACCCGGACGGAAAATTAGCTTGCGCCTGCGTTACTATCGTAGAGAGGAGCGTTGACATCGGTTATTTCCCCTTATTTTTTCTCGGTTGCTTCGTCTTTAGCTTTCTTAGCAGCAACTTTCGCGGCTTCCTTGGCTTTCTTATCTGCCTCAGCTTTTTCAACTACTGCTTTCTTGGCTGCCACTTTCAGGTCTGCATCTGCTTTCTTGGCCGCTTCGACTTTCTCTGCCGCTTCCTTGGCTTCCGGCGTCTTTCCTTTTGCGTGTTCCGGGTGTTTCTCGACCATGTGCCTGGCAAAGACCAACTCCACACTCTTGGTCAAACCTGTTTTCGGGTCTTTCTGTACTGTAGCTATAAACGGGGGCGATTGTTTACAATGCTGGCATACCAAAGCTCTATCCGGCTTTACGGGCCTTCCGTCTTTGAAGTACGCCCTTTTGTCTTTTACGAAGAAGACGTCTGTTCCTAAGTGGAACTCGTCCGCTCCTTTGAGAATCACTGACGGGTCTGTTTTCTTGTTTGACATTTTTCCATTCCTTAATATATGTTTCGATTGCTTTGAATACGGTCTCCGGCTTGATGTTTTCCGCACATCGCGGCCTTCCTGTTATCTTTCCTGATGGGCAGGTATCTACGTAAACAAGTTTGTGGCACGGATGACAACGGCAGTCTTCAGGGTGCAGGGCCGTTACATTCTGCCAGTATTTCGTTAGATTTACCTCGCTCGAATGGCTGAGGAATATAATTTTACGTGTATCATAACAGCCTGCGGCGTTCAGGATTCCGGTCTCCGGACCAATGACAAGATTTGCGTATTTCGTAAGTATCATCGACTGCCTTATGGTAAATACCCCACAGCGGGGCAGGGTGTTTGGCAGGCTCCATTCGAGTATTCGGGAAACATCATCGCCGACTGTGACTATAAGAGTTTCATCACCGTATTTCTGACAGATACTTCCTGCAATGTACTCAGACCAGGGATAAACCTTGTGTATTGATGAGCCGCTCATCGCCCACACAATGAGAAATTTGTCTTTGTAATGGTCTAAGAATATCCGGGCAAGCTGCTCTTCCTGCTCGGTAAAGAAAAGCTCCGTAGGTTCGCCCTTTAAGTCGTAACCCGCCCGCTCCATAGTGTAGTCGATGTAGTTTTTGTTACATTCCATCTTTCTCTTTTTGTGAGACCAGTTGAACTCCTCTTTGCCCTGTACTTTTAGAAGGTCCTGCTCGATAGTGCCGGTCAGATTCACCACCTTATCGAAACCCTTACTTATCTCCGCCCAGTATTCATCGAGTTGGTCATTCGGTATTACGTCTTTCTGCTGAACGATGAACTCGTCAATGTGCGGATTTTCTTTCAGGACCTGTGTGGCGTACTCCGAGCAGTTGAGGACGACGTGGAAACCATCCTTCTTTAACTGGCGGACGACGGGGGTAATCATTATCATATCGCCCAGCGCGCCGTACCTAATGACAAGGGCTTCCTTCTGTCCTTTTCGGACTCGCGGAAAAGCCACCATCCCGTCATAGACCTTACCGAAGGCCGCCTTGACCTTTTTTAGTCTCGCATATTTTTTCTGGACGACAAGCTGCCAGCTATACTCGTTAGATTCGTTATGGCGCGAATGTTGTATGAGTTGGGCGTTGCCGAACCCTTTGAGGATTTCCCAGACATCCTGCCAGAAGAGGTCTTTCTTATGGGTCGGGTTAGCTCCCGCCGTTCCGATTCTCGGATAGTAGTCCGGGTCGGGTCCGTAAAGTATTATGTGTCCGCCCGGCCTTATAACTCTCCACCATTCCTCCAGAACCGCATCGGTGGCGTGAAAATCCTCCAAACAATGACTCGAAAAAACATAGTCGAAAGCGCCATCCGAGAAGATTCTCAAGGCATCAACACCGGACAGGTCTATATTTACATCCGCCTCTTTATGGGCGTTGTCGATTCCGATTGCCCATTCACAGACCTTCGCCTTGGCACAGCCGAGGTCAAGACCCGCGCCCTTGAGGAAAGATGCCACGCGGTTGCGGCACTTCGCCATCTCATTGCCTTCAGGTAAATCAGCCGACCACATTCTTTTCGCCTTTTTTGAATACCGCTATTTCCTGCTCTAACGGCTCTTTTTGCCAGGTAAAGTTAAGCTCGTGGAACACACAACCACACCACTTCTTCAGGAGATACTCCATGTCCTTGCTCTTTCGCAGATATAACTCTTCGGATAATTGCAGGCTTTTTGGCTTGTGGATTCCGATAGCCGTGCTGCGCCACACTTCCCATCCTCGGGCGCGGGCGGTATAGCAGTAATCCACATCACTACAGAAATGGACAAGGTTCTCATCGAGCAGGCCGATTTCCTCTATCATCTCCGGTCTCAGGAGCCAGCAGGCGGCAGTCGCCCACAACAAAGGAGCAGCTTTTAATTCCTGTCGCGGCATAGTAAGAGAGCCGCCGCTCGGTATCGCCCATAATCCGCCCGTGTCTATGCAGATATTCGTGTCCTCGCTCGTGATATGACAAGCGGTAACTATTCCAATATCTGGATTTGACTTCATTGTTAAGAGCATATTTCTGAGTGCATCATCTTCCAAAAAACAGTCTTGGTTTATTATACAGATATGAGAAACATCGAGATTTCTGAAAAAATGCTTTATGCCCTTATTGACCGCCGCTGTGAAGTATAGATTGTCGATACTGTTGTCATGTACGAATATATCAAGGTCAACCTTCTGGTTCCTGATACATTCCTTACATCGCTCCAGATCGTCCGGGGCCTTGTATGCCGGTATTACGAAACCTATCATTGGTTCAGACCCTCTATGACTTTCGTTTTCTCTGCCTTCTGGGCCGGAGTAAGTTCGTAGGTTGGGATAGCCGCCTCTTTTTCGGCCTTGATTGCAGCCAGCCTCTTTTGCTGCTCGTAAATTTCTATGTCAAGTTGCTGGCGTTCGTGAATTAAACGCATATCCTTTAGCTGTCTTACATAGGCCCGTTTCGGTGCGGTCTTGTTCATATAGAAATAACCACCGACCAGAATGACAATTACTAATACTGCCGCTACGAGTGTTCTCGGTTTTGCTTCAATTTTCATTCTTTTAGTTCTCCATAAGGGCAGGTACATTCGTGCCAGACGATGGGCGTGCCCTCAATTCTTGCCCTGTCATCTATACTCTTTAAGGCCATAGAACCGAGCTTAGTACAATGCCCGTATCCTGTTTTTACGCCTTGCAATTCGTGAGCAACTACAAACTTGCAAACTTTGCACGTCCCTTCATAATTCGGTAATGGGTCGATAGCCATAATATACCTTCTTTCTTAAAAGGTGGGGGCCGAAACCCCCACCTTAAACAATCTTTTCGCTTATACGAAACTAATTAGCTGCATCATACAAACGGATATACATAGTGTTCGTACCAACATCACCGCCTGCAATGTAAACCTTGATAGCACCCTGTTTAGTACCATCCGTTCCTGTACCGTAACTGTAGGCCACAGCAGCCTTATTCACGGCATAGAAGAAATAGTCAGGCAAAGTACCTGTTGAAGGGTTTGAGTTGGCATTGAATCTGAACATGGCAAGGTTGGGCGGCCCGCTTGTCGCATCGAGATATAGCCCTAAATTAAGAGCGGCCATGCACCCAACCGAAGACAGGGTCCCACCCGACTCATAGATACCAAAATCACCGGGGGCCATAACATTGGCTGTCGGCGTACAAGTGCCAATATCCATCCACGTTCCCGTTACATAAGTAGCTCCATCGAGATTACCCGTAACTGTAGTATGGAAATACCCTGAAGCACCTTCCGACCTCGTTGTTCCGGCAATCGTACTGCCAACCTCAAAGCCATACTGAGCGTCGGGAACTGCCGAGGCGGTAAAGTGAATACTTCCCGTTGCCGTAGTCAAATCTACCTCTGCGTTGGTATTGTCCCAACTCAAAACGCCGTCAGTTGCCGGTGTCCCGCCTATATTGATGGCCATACCGTCGCTGATCGTAATACAGTCACCGTCGAAGTCAATGGCAATAGTACCGGCATCCTCAAAATAGTAAGTGATGTCGAAACCATAAGAAGTTGAACCAATAACAAAAGGCGTATCGACGGCGGCGGCAAATAATTCAAAGTTAGTGCCGTCAAATTCAAGCGTTACATCGCTATCGCTTCCAAAGTAAATGCCATAGTCATCCTCGTAAATCCTGTTGTGTGTCTGGTACGTCTTGTCATAAGCAGCTCCCATCCCTAAGACGAGAAGGAAGCCTATGACTAATCCCAACGAAATGTGTCTTAAACTTTTCATAGTTATTTCCCTTTCTGCGCCTTAGACGCTGTTAATGTGGATAATGTGGCACTCACCGTCACCTGTGTAATCCCAGATTTTTGCGAAGTTAAGGATGCCGTACCACGCAACACCCTTGCTTCGCCCGTAGTCCCCGGGAATCTTGGCACGTATCTCCTCCGGCAAGGCTATAGCCTCCATACATGCGTCCGCGCCGAACATTACGGCCTCACCGTAGGTGCTTCCGCCACGTGCGTTACTCAAAAAGTTCGTTTCCTCGATACATCTTACGCTTTCAATCCTTCCGACCTCGCCTGAAAACAGCCTTTCCGGGTCGCCGTATTTGGCTGCATCCTGCCATGCGGAATGATTCTTAATACCTCTTAAAGCGTTGACTGAAGCAATCATCACGTAGTTCTCGCCGTCATATTTCGGGATATTGAGAACCTTTAGTTTGTCAACACACTCTCTGAGATGGTACATATCGACGGTGACTGCCGAGGTAGTTGTTCCCTGCGTAGCATCTGCGGTAAGGGTCTGGAATGAACCCGCCGAAGACGCCGTTAGGCAGGTGTACTTGAGCTGGCTCAATACAAATTGCCCGGCAACCGCAGAATCAAGTACCTTCGACTGGTCATTTCTCAAGGCGACGGTAATGATGTTGTCAACGTCAAACTCAGCCAGAGTTTCCAACTTTCCAGTGAACGGAACTGAATTTCCAAATTCGGTTACTTGAATTGTCCCGGTTTGAATCGTTACCTGCGTTTCCGGCATTGTATTGGTCTCTACGAGAGTCCCACCGGCTGTAGCCACATTCGATATTTTATCGAAGAAAACTAAATCGTTCTTGTTCTTCCCAAGAGCTTCCTTGATATTGCAGAACTGTCTGAACTTCTGAAGGGGCTGAGCTGCGTGCCGTACCGTTCTCGACAGCTTCCGATTACCAAGATAGCCACCAAGGGAACTGGTTACCCATAACTGTCCCATGTTAGTAGCTCCTTTCTGTTAAATAAATTTAGGCCATATTACGTCGTTTGGCCGATTGTGCTTTTCGGGCCGCGATTTCCTGCGCATCCGTTACCACTGTTTCGTCCTTTGATGGTGGAGTTGGTGACCCGCCGAGTCCGGCAGCCAGACGATTCTTTTCTTCGCGCTCCTTTGCTGCGGCTTCCGCTTCCGCTTTCGCGGTAGTTTTAGCCTCCTCTGTCAACGCGTTAAACTCTTTTACTGCGGCATCAATCCTTTCTTCCGCCGAAGCCCCTTTTAATGAAGTGGGGTCTTTGGGGTTGCGAAGTATGCCACTGATGGCGTTTTCGTGCTTAACGAGGTCCTTGTAGGTCCTGCGAAAATAAGAATCTGCTGCCTGCATCCGAACGCTACTAACAGCCTTTGTTACGGCTTCCGTTACTATCTTTTTGACAGTTTTGCGGTCGACAAACCCCTCATCTTCGTAATCATCTTCAGGGGGTTCTTCGGGGGGCTGCTCTTCAAGCCTTGCCAACCGCTGTTTTGTCTGGGTGTGGTCTGTCTGTAAGTCCTTGTAGCGTTTCTGCCAGTCTACCGTTTCTTCGTGGGTTTCGGGTGTTTCAGTGGCTTGAGGTTCGCTTTCGGCGGGTGTCTCTTGCTCCTGAAGTCCTTCTTGTTCTTCGGCCATAATTCAACTCCTTTTAGGCTCAGTCCCGTGATGACGTGTTGGCGCATAAAAAAAGCCCCATTTCCGGGGCTAACCAGTGCCATCGCTCAGGGTGTTGAGCGTTTTCAAAAAACGACTATTCCTGTTTATCCAATAGCTCTATAGCTTCCTCTCCCATTTTCATCTTCATCATCAACGTAAGTAATATATCTTCTACGGCCTTGACGGTTTCCTGCGCCCTGACTATATCCCGATAGTTCGTGGCCGTAATCAGCGTCTTCATACTGCTTTCTTTGAGCTGCTCGATGCGGGGTATAACAACATTCTGCCAGCCCGTTGTTTTGACCATCTCGTCAATGGCCCGAAATGCCTCAGCGTCCTCAATTAGCTCTGCTCTGGTTTCGTTATCCATCATTTCTTTTTCGACGGCGCTTGGGCCTGTTTTTTCCTACCAGCCTTGCGGATTTTGAGTGTGCCCCGTTCCATTTCAGGAAATCCCAGCTCTAAAACCTCAAAAACATAGGTCGGGCCTTCAGGGTTTATAGCGTCCAGTTTTACTGTTCCCGTACAGTTAAATAATTGACCAATGTCCACTCCGGTAAAAGGTAGACTTATCTGGTCTACTGTGAATTTCGGGCCAGTTCCTATATGTAGATTTATCATTGTTCTGCCCTCTTATTTCTAATGATTTTGAGTGACCTTCTCGTTTTCAACCAACTATATGCCCGGCCAATAATGTTTCGGGGTTCCCAAAACCGCATTGTTACCTCTCCAAATGGTCGGCGGTCAATCATTGTTACCTTGTAGCAATGCTTTTTAATCCATTCACTTAATTTGCTCATTATCCTATTCTTCGATTTCTCTGCTCTTGGCGTTCTTTGACGTATGCTTTGACTTCGCTCTGGCGTTTTTTCCTGGGTAGCTTCTTGCCTTTGGCCTCTTTGCTATGGCTTTCAAGCTCTTCCATCGTCATTCCCCTTGCCATCTGTTTTGATGCCCCTTTCAGTTTGGACTTTGGAATTTTGCCTTTCTTGGCCGCTAAAGCAATGTTGCCCGCCGTTGTCTGCGCTTCCGAGACGTAAGGCGTATGCTTCTTTGACTTACATCCTGGTCTGGTCATTTTCTGCCTTTCGGCTTCCAGGGCTTGACTGCGCCCCTGTTGAACCTTTCGCCATCCGCCGCTTGTGTCTTCTGTGCGCCGCGAACGCCTGGCGGAGACTTGTGGGCCTTGTTCGTTACGGCTGGCTTTGGTG